GTAATTAGCGTAATTTCCTATGAAACTAATACCATTAAGAGATGCTAAAGACTGTTTATAATTAGTCACCAATACCCATGAAGTATTTGGAGTACCACTTGGAGTGACGTTTGTGCTTCCCTTAAGTGCAAAATAATTACTTCCACTATAACTTACACGATCGCCTGCGACATATGTAGTTCCAGAAGACCAGGCAGAAAAATCTGGATCAGCTAGAACGACTGTGCCTTCAACCATATTAAGAGTCGTACTTCCCTGCGGTAAGTGAAAAGCTCTTACAACCTGAAGTTGCCCAGTAAGTTTAAGCATGGCGTTAGTGATGCCATTTGTACTTTCATTAAAGATATTGTCTGAGATAATATCAAGAACACTTCCTAGATAAAAACCATACTTACCATAGTTACTATCTGCGAAGTTATTAGTAACTGTTACAAAATTGGCTGTTCCATACGGAAGATAAATCAACGATCCGGGGAATGTTGCAGCAGTCGTCATAGCTTCGCTAGAAACGGATTGAGACGCACTTATTACGTACGTTCCTGCACCTCCGGTTGGACCTGTACTCTGGGAAACAATCGTAGTGTACGGCGCAATACTTGAACTTATAATACGTTGACCAACACTGATAGTACCCGTAACAGAAGTAGCTGTCAGCGTAGTACCTGAAGTAGATCCTGTAAAACTAGACTGTTGATAACCGTAACTACAACCTTCAAAGTAGTTATTATCTATATAAATATTTCCAGTTGGAAATGATCCTGTAGTTTCAATAGAGTTATAAAACACATTTTCAAACTGATTCTGTCGAATAATAATCCAATCAGAGCCTGTATCAGCATCCTGTTGTATTCCAGTAGCACCTGCCGCAACAGTTGAGTTTAAAGTAATAGCAGTATCTACTCCAACAAACATGTTGTTAGCAATATTACCTGCATAACTCCCAGAGGCATATAAAGCCTTTGCAATAGAAGAGCCTTCAGCTCCCGTACGTATTTGAAACCATAAATTACTTATATTAAATTCATATGATTTACTAATCGTAATAATGTATGTTCCAGTAAATCCTCCACTTTGTCCAGGATAAGGAGCAAACCTAGCTACAGCAGTTCCTGGTGCACCAGATACACCTGCAACAGACACTGTTCTCCAGCGAAGATTTTGTCTTCCTACTTGACTTGTTGAATTATTTTCACCTGAGACAATAGTATCTCCATCGAAGTTAATCCATCCAGTGTGTGTGTTATAAAGGATCTGAACACTAGGGTCTATGAAAATACAAAGCTGTGCTTTATAATCAGAAGTTGGAGCAATAGTAGTTAATGTTTTAAATACAAACTCACAACGTCCACTAGAATCAGGTAGAATAGTAACTGCACCTGAAGACGCTGCTCCTGCTTTACAAAGAGCGAGTAACATCGGAGAATTATCGGTAACACCGTCACCTACAAAACCAAAATCATTACTGGACAAAGCATCTGATAGTTTAGAAAATATAGTACGTGTAACTGCTCCAGGTTCATCCGCTGTATAAACAGCAGTAGGAGAAGCCGCAAGTAGATCTACCAATCTAACAGGTTCGTCATTAGTCATAGGTGAAGGAAGATTAAGAATATGCTTACTGTTCATATCCAGATCTGAAAGCATTTCATTAGGAGATGTCCCATCTCTGGATAAGAAGATATCACTCTTAGTTTCTATCTCTGAACTGTTAGTATTCAGTCTACTCATAGCAGACTGTTCATTAGTCAGAGAATCAACGTCTTGTAAGTTTATTTTAGTCATTAGGCTACTTTCCAAATCAAAACTTCTGAATAAACTTCAGGGGTTCCTGCGTTAACTGCTAACCCCAATCCATTGGCAGAAGCGTTAGTAACATATAATTGTAATTCTAGGGTTTTAATACCCGCTAGAGTGAAACGCCCTTTAAGAGAAACTTCAGATACCGGAGTATTTCCTGAAGCTGCAGCATATTGAGAAGATCCTAAAAGTATAGTGGCGTTATCAGTTACATTCCAAAGTTGCAGTTGAGTTGATCCTCCGTAATATAAAGGAGAAGTTGCTTCGATATAGTAAGTTCCGGCAGGTAATATAATGTGATTAGAAGCTAAAGAAGCTCCTGAGATTTCATTTGTTTTAACTGTATTAAGAACTCTTGCATTCCAGAAACCTCCAGAAGGAGTACCTCCATTAGTTCCTGTCGACTGTTCTTCTCGGACATGTAAAAGTTGTCCTTCGAAGGCTCTAGTTGAAGAAGCTAAAGCGGCAGCTGGTACTTGAGACCAGCTACCACTTCCTAATCCATCCGAAACATACACACGATTAGCCACAGCCGCAGCTACACCTTTAGGTTCGTGTAATGAAGATCCGGTTAATGTGGCATGTTGCGAAGTAGTCATTTATTAGCTCCAGTTACCGATTGCAGCAGTGGTGGACATTTCCCAAATGCGGAAGAATGAACCAGCCAGAACGACAACACCTGGCGTACCAGATGCACCTGGACGTGCACTTGCTTTCAACTGGGGAATAACCGTTCCCGCACCATTGATGAAGAAAGTACCCATTCCTTGGATGGTAACTTGTTCAGTAGCCGAGGTAGAAGCCGGAGTGCACACAACCGCAGTAGACATAGTCGTTCCAGTGATGAAACCACTCAATCCACCTGTAGCTGCAGTATTTGCAGTTCCAGAACTATTACCAACCACACTATAAGCCGAGCCTGCGTTAAAGGTTGCAGAACCTCCAAATAGAGTAGCCCACGTATGAGACGTAGTACCTGTGTTAGTAAGATTGTACATGAACTCAAAGCAATATGTCTTACCAGCTACCAGAGTAACAGCACCTGCCGCAGTACCACTTGTGGTGGTAGTGAAGACCGGAGCTGCCGTGCTAGCATCCAGAAGACTATTGTTATAAGTAGCGCTGTTTGCAGTAGCAATTACAAACTGCTCAGCATCGACCTGCTGACGGGAAGAAGCTACCGAAGTAGCATAAAAAGCAGTACCATCGAATTCAACAGCGCCAGCGGCGGCAGTCGTCAGATTAGTACCTGAAGTAAGAATAATAGGAGCAACAGTAGCTGTACCTGCAGCGTATGTTACCTGCTTGATTCCAGATACTTTCGTACCTGAATCCAAGACGACAGCCTTGGAGGCTGCGGCCGTCCCTGGTGTAATACCATCTATCACAGCAACGTCAGCACCAGCGAGAAGAGTTCCCGCCGAACCTGGCGTAGTTGCACCTGCATAGACGTTACCCACAACCAAGTCGTTGCCGGAGAAATCGTATTTAAGGGCCATTTATATTTTCCTTTGTAAATAAGTGGGGCAGTTTCCCGCCCCACAAATTATGTATTAAGCGTTGAAGTAGTAATACACGCGGATGTACACAACACCAGCGGTGAAAGCCGCAGTGTCGTAGTCAGCCACAATATAACCAACTGTCGAGTTAGTTGCACCAATCAAAGCGCCAGCATACGTAGAACCCGTGTTCAAACGAGTAGTCGTGCCTGCCGGAGTCATGCTAGTAACAGGGAGAGCGGCGATGAGACCATTATAGTCGATCTCAGTAGCGCGGTCCGTATTGACCAGACCCAGATTGAGAACCGCATTAGTTCCCGTTGCCGCCGTTTGGACGACCACGTCAACTTGTGCAATTCTAGCATTCTTGGGGAGGAACACCTGATCCGAGACATAGTAGCTGCCGTCTGTGGCAGTAACTTTAGTCAGATCAAGTTTGATGGAGATGCAATGCAGAGGACCATCAAGATCCTCTTCACCCGCAACGTTAGGGACAGCGAGAGTTGGACCATACTTAAGGAACAACTTGTCATTAGTAAGCCATGTATTAGCCATGTGTCATACCTCCTTATGCCACCTGATCGGTGCTGGTAAGCACTGTGATCAGATTTTCTGGACGGAAGTCACCTTTGAAGCCATATTCAGTGATCGTCAGGTACTCAGTTTCCTGGGTATCCTTGTCGAACTCTGAATAGACTGTGGGCATCTGCGTAAACGCACCGACCCACGGGGATGTATCATCCGTAGCAGCATGGAAGAAGAAGTTAGCAACACCATTACCAGCCGACACGGAGACGGAGTTAACCGTTTCAGTAAGGCCTGTGGGCAGATAGTTTGAAGTATAAACGTCAAACCCATAGAGGTTGAAGCCAGCGAAGCGCATACCAGTTGGCGTGACATTAGAAATCATGTCTCCCCACTTGGGCTGCGGCGTCAGCAAGTTAACAATGTTAGCCTGCGTCTGCAAGGTATAGACGACCGAAGGATCAACGATGGCGACCAGGTTCTCCAGAGGGACGTTAGCCTTCTTTAGAGAGTACTGAGCCATGGCGAAATCCTTAAGTGCGATCACACCGTTAGTGCCCGAACCCACCCAGCGGTGATTGCCACCGTTGATTGCGTTCAGGTTAGAAGCGGTTTGACCGCTGTTAGCCACAGAAAGAATCCGAGTTTCCACACCCACCATGATTGCACGGTGTTGGTTTGGCAAGAAGCGAGCAATTACGTCATTGGCGTAAAAGCTATCTCTCTTGAATTTCTCAGAGATTGAGTTAGCCGAATACTTATACTGATCGATCGTAAACTGATAGTTACCAGTATCAAACTTGTTGTATTTGATACGAGCGCCTTCAACGAAGTCAGCAGTTTCAGCTTGACCCATACTCGGGATATTAAACGTCGAGCTACCCGCATCAGGCGGGAGATCGAGCATTCGGACATATTTCATGGCAAAGAGCTCATCCTGAAGAAGAGTCTTCAGTTGTGCAGACCATAAACTGGTTCTGCTGAGCTCAGTGTTGGTATTCATTTCGAAACCAGCCATTGAGATGTCTCCTTTTGAGTTTAGATTAAGTGCTCAAATGGAGGTAGCGTTTATCAAACATCGTAGAAATCTTTTCCAAGAGCTTGTGCATCCTTTTCCATTTGAACTGCGATTTTCTTATTGTGCCAAGCCAGAGGATCTTTACTCTTTAGATCTAAATAATAAGACCAAGTACGTTTTTCTTTCGTACTCGGCGCGAAGTTGTCACTACGCGTATTCGATCTAGGAGGCGTTTGGAAGCTGTCGTTATTCAAAGGAGCGTCGAGATCAAATGTCTTAATAAAAAGATTTGGATTTCTACGCGCCATAGAATTAACTTCATCATCCGTTAGTCCTAAGGTATTAGCTTGTTCCTTCAAAGTAGTCTTGTAATTATTTCCAAGACGACTCTTAAGTTTATCCTGTACAAGTCTATAATTTGCCTCTTCTTTTTCAGTCTGTTTTAGTTTCTGAAATTCGGAAGAAACAAGAGATTCAACTTGTTTCGGATCATAGGCAGCTCTAGTATCTTCGTTCGACTGTTGGGTGGTTTGTCTACTGGTAAGTTGATTCAAGATAGCTTCATTTTTGTCAATGAGTTCTTGTATCTTAGGGCTTGCTATATTCTCATCTCTGATCTTCTTATAGTCTTCAAGTAGAGCGTCGTAACGCTTATCCTTGATAGGTATAATTACATCTGAGATATATTTACCTTTAGCAAGATCCTCGTTAGTTGCGAATTTCTTCCCAGGTCCTACGAGTTCTTCAAGGTAATTCTTACTCTCATCAATTTGGATTTGGTCATCGTCTGTTGGGTCGAGTAGATTCGGGGTCATTAAAAGTTCCTTTCTGTTGGTCCAGATTAGTCATTAGTCTTACCTCACGCATGTACTGCCTGAGGCCATTCTTGTGTGCTTGTCGATACTCCCAGTTGGGAACATCGTATATTCGTTGATCTGTTTCAGATCTATCTAATAGAGATTCATCTTCGTTGATGAGATCTGTTAGACGTTCGAGTACACTGCGAGCACTATAAATATCATTTCTAAATTTTTGTTTTTCCTCTTCAGTCTGTAGATGTTGGGTCCATCTAGAATACATTATCTAACTGCTCCTGTTGATTGCAAGGATTGAAGATTAGAAGTATCTCTGAGTTGAGTCTGCTGCTGAGCTGCTTCAGGTTGTGGCTGTGGTCCTGCGGGGGCCATCTGACCTGGTTGTCCACCTTGAGCTTGTTGTGCAGCTTGCATTTGAGCTTGCTGCTGTATGCCTTGAACAGCCTGTGGATAACTCACTCTACTTAGGTCATAATCACCATTACGTCCTGTAGCTGTAGCCAGAGACATTAACACTTGTTCTGATAGAACTCCTGCCATCTTCTGTGCATCAGCCTGCTCTGCGAGAGCAATGTAAGGCATCACAATTTCGTAGTCACAGATATCAAATGCATTCTCAAAGAGTTTAGCAAGCTTAATACCTGAGAAGTGTGGCTGAACCATTGGCCATAGACCAGATCCAGCTAGGTTAGTTAAGTTCTGAATTAGGTTAGCCTGTTCTGCAAAGTGTCTGGCGGCAATAGGTCTAATTCTTCCCACGCCTGTAATGTCCTGAACACTTAGAGATTCGAAGGCGGTAACCTTATTGTCATCATCAAAGACTTTAATTACTGTAGCGCCTGTTAGATTGCGTCTAGCAAGTTCTAACATTGCATTCAGTATAGGTTCTATGATTTGCTCTTCAAACTGTTTAATTTTATTTTGGAAGACACGCGAAGCAGCATTTTGCAAAGTCTGCACTTCATACTTAGTCTTTTCACCTGGCGTTCTAAAGCCCATTGCTTCCTTAGGTGCACCTGCAATTTCCTCCATCTTGGCTTCTAGTTGCCCAAGTTCGAAGTTAGCATTAAGCACTTGAGCCTGAGGTTGCAGAAGTTCTACTTTACCTTCATCGGTAGCATAGATTTTTGCACCAGGTTGCCAGAGATAATCCTCAACAAACCCTGTGACAAGTTGAACTGGATATGTGGTTAAGTCTACCACGTCAGCACGCATGTTCTCAACATGATCTAGACGATACTGCATGCCTACTAGATTATCTAATGGACCCATACCCCAGAGATTATCTTGTCTCTTTCTCCATGGAGCGTGGAAGATAGGCGGTGTTCCGAAGAACGAAGGATTAGGTTTCTTACCAATAATACGATGTCTATCTACGACAGTAATCACATGATTCTGGAGAAGAACATCATTTTCTTCATCGTATATGTCTCCGTAGAAAGTTAAGATTTCAACTGTATCTGCCATGAGATAATCTCTGAAGGATGTGAAACCATCCATCTTATATAGATTATCTTTCTGTATCCAGTCTCCTGCGCCTGCTTGAGCAGCATTACGTCTTATTTCTTGAAGATAGTTATATAGTTCCTCATACTCTGCTTTGTTCTCATCGTTAGACATACTAGCAAGAATCTTCTTGATCTCACCTTTGGAGACCATAGATTTAACAATCTTAGGTGCAGCACTGAAGGATTCTGCAGTAGGATTCATAACTATACTAAGAGGATCAATACGTCTGATAGATGGCCCTATATAGCCAGCTTGTGTACGACCATCTGGTTGAACTACTCGTTCATCTGTCCACTCTACTGTGGCAAAGCAGTTACCAAAGTCAATATAATCAAGAATGATTTTATCTATTTCATGTTTAAACGAGGGCTGTTCGATAGCCCAAGCCATATAGTTTACAATGGCATCTCGCTTCTGAGCTGAGCTTGAATCATATTCATTTGCTTCCCAGATGAGCCACTTTCTCTGTGGGAACAAGACTGAAGTATAGTTAGAATAGAGATTATCACGAATATGGCAGAGCTTAGGAATAGTCGTCTTATTCTTCCAAGGAAGCTGTGAATTAGTGGTTTGAGTGGTATCCGTTGCATAGACATATCTACGAACCTCTTCCTTGTTCTCTTTCCAAGTAATACGTCGCATATCCCATTGAAGCCACTGGTCTGTAATCTTAGTGGCAAGACGATCCTCTTGAAGAAGATCTACTCTAATGTCTAATACTTTACCGGTCATGCGACACCGCCGAATTTACTATGGAAGTTATAATTTTCACTTTGTGTATTTTTCTGCATTCTATAAAAATTAGTGGGTGGGATTGCGAAATCAATTACTGATGCTAGAGCATCTTTGATATCATCGTGAGCTGGATTGGCGAAGATGAGTTCTTCTTCTAAAGTCTGGCAGAATCCGCCTAGATAATGCCATACCTGCCTATTTGCATATCTTGGTTCTAAGGTAGACATAATTCGCTCTTCTTTAGCTCCTAACCAACGTGAAGGACGATACTCCTCTACAGACAGAGATAGCCCATTCTTACGTATGTAGTTATCCTTGAGATCATCCACGATTACTTTCTGAGCTACTGAAACTTCGGCTCTAATCTTTCTAAATCCCCATTTCTGATAGAGATCTAGAATGTGTTGATAGTAGTCGGATATCTTAGTGGACTTGAATCTATCTATGTCAAGAATGTAGTAGTCATTCTGTCCGGTGACGCCGATTACTACTATGGATGTAAAGTCAGCCTTGGAACCTGTTGAGTAAGCAAAATCTATTGATGCAAATACATTCAAAGGTTCAGCTTTGAAGAACCAACGTCCATTCCTAGAGGATAGAAACTTCTGTTCATAATATTGAAATAGACTCTTTTGAATCGGAGACGAGTCTGAATCTCTTGGATCGTTATAGTACTGGGCGCGATAGTGAGATTGATTCTTATATTGTTGTTTCTTTACTGATAGTATATCCCAATCGAATCCAAACCACTTACCGTCATCTCTTTGCTGTCTTGGCCAGAGGTATTGACCTGAACCGTCACCTCTGTTTTCAACGGAGATTTTGTTATCTTCTCCATCTCCGAAGACTTCAAATAAAGAGACTTCTTCTTTTACTTTACCATTCTCATCATAGGATTGAATCTTTCTGCTGATGAGATCTCCGTAAAGGTCAAGATCGTGGTATCTAGTTCCAACAACCCACTCCTTGGCAGTACCTGATTCGATGGACGATAGATGGCCATATTGTTCGGCTACCTTATCTCTTCCTTCGCCAGTGTACGCATTAGTCTGTACAACGACATCATCAAGTATGGCAATATCACAATGCATACCAACAATGTTACTCGTAAGACCAGCTGTAAATATTGAAGGGTCACGGATACTTTCCTCTTTGCGTTTCGGATGATCAATGCTGATTTCACCTTCAGTCCATTTCTCTCGTCTCGCTTCATCTTTATCAACCATCTCTGGCCAATACTGGCGATATCTATCTGAGGTAAGAATATCCTTGATGAACTTAAGTTGCTTGATAGCAAGATTTCTTGTAGAAGAAATATATAGAATTCTTAACGTAGGATCTTTAGTAAGTTCCCAAGCAGCTCTGTAAGCAATCATGGCGGACTTCATGTGATCTCTAGGCAGAAGTAGTATTTGATGAGATTTGGCATCCTGCCGAGTCCACCAGCTAATAACTTCCTTATGAATACTTCCTAACAGACGCTTAGGATGAATTAGATTGATGAAGGCTTCTAATGAAGCTTCAGCTACTTCCTTACGCTGTTGGTTGTCTTCAGAGAGTGATTTAGTCTTAGCCATTGACTTTACGATGTGAATACATGCCTTTAATGTTGTTATGTAGGTATTTACCTGAGGATTCAGCTCTTACAATACCCTTGTATCTTTTCTCAGGAACACCTGCGTAGCTATACTTTTCACCTGTTTTAAAGCCTATTTCTAA